CTTTGCAGCTTTTCTTTCTCTCACAAAAAATGAAATGAAATGATTGTTGCCTGTAGACCCAAGGTCTAATGGATATTGGAATAATAGATTTGTATCCCCGCCGGGTTTACTTTCTCCACCAGATGGAAATCTCAGTCCTGCTGCCCTGTTCAGTCCCAGTGCTGATTTAGCTGCCCCTGTAACAAGACCAGCCAAACCAGATTGAGCTTTGTTTCTTAACGCTTGGAATACAGCCATGTCTAAATAATCCTCATCTTCATCATTATAAGTATTTATACATCATGGCATACAAAGGACAATATAAACCAGACAACCCCTCAAAATATAGAGGGAATGTTCACAACGTAATCTATCGTTCTCTATGGGAGCGTAAGTTTATGGTTTACTGTGACAGAACCGCATCTGTGATTGAGTGGGGCAGTGAAGAAATAGTTGTTCCATACAAGTCTCCTTGGGATGGTAGAATACATCGTTATTTTCCAGACTTCTATTGTAAAATAAAACAACACGATGGCACCATCAAAAAACTTGTCATTGAAGTCAAACCCAAGAAACAAACAAAACCCCCAAAAGAACCACAAAGAAAAACAAAAAGTTATCTCAATGAGATAAAGGCTTGGGGTGTGAATAGTGCCAAGTGGAAGTATGCTACAGAATGGTGTAACAACAATGATATGGAATTTAAAATACTGACAGAGGATGATTTAGGTATTCGTTATAAATAATTGCATGGCACAAAGTAAATTTATTCAAAGCGTATTAGACTCTGCAAAAGCAGAATCGGGAGCTAGTGGAGTAAAATCTGTTAATTGGTTTCGAGAAAAGATACAAGAGTTTGGAAAGCCGGGACCACAACAGTTGTTGCGAGATGGCAGAAGAACAAAGGGTGTGAACTTTGGGACTCTCAATATGTTTATATATTCCCCAAAGCACAAAGACACACTACCATACTATGACACTTTTCCATTAGTTCTTCCCATTGGACCAGCTGCTGGTGGTTTTATGGGACTGAATTTTCACTACCTACCAATCCAAATGAGAATAAGACTTCTAGACAAAATTGTAGACGGAGGAGGTAGTTTAAATGTTGCAGCGCAGTCAGGAAAACGTCCAATATTGATCACTGATTATTCACAACTAAAAAGAATACCAATGGCAAAAGCAATTGTAAAACATTATCTAACTGGATATGTTAAATCTGATTTTCGGGCCATTACATCAGAAGAATTAATCGTTGCAGCACTATTACCAGTACAAAGATTCCAAAAAGGGTCTGCTCAAACTGCATACCTAGACACGGCAAAAAGATATTAGGATAGAAAAATGGTAACAGCAATCGGTTCTTTTACAGACGCTCTCGCATTTGGTGCATTGAATGATGTATTATCAATGTATAATGAAAATAACGCAAATGGAAGACCAAACCAATATGAGGTTCAAATTCTACCACCACCCGGCAAGTTAGAGGGTCATAACTTTAGAGAATTTTCATTAAAAGCAGAGGCTGTCCTGATGCCCGGTAGAAGTGTAAATACTCAACCCAAATCAGCTGATCAATTGTATGGACCAGTTAGGGAACTGGTTACAGCACCACTATATGCTGATGAGGTGACAATGACTATTCAATCACCCAATGGGTTAGATGAGAGAATGATGCTTGAACAATGGCAAGAATTAGCATTTAGCAATGAAACATATGATGTAGCATATTATACTGAATATGTTGGAACTTTAAACATTCATCTGTTGGATATGAACCATAGAAAAACTTTTGGATTACAATTAAAAGATTGTTTTCCAAAAACCATTACTGGTTTAAATCTTTCGTATGGTCCAAATACAGAAATTGTAAAGACCAATGTAGCATGGTCATTTAGAGAATGGAAAAATCTATCATTGGATGGAGCGGGTCAGGGGCTTGCACAGAAACTAATTGACACAGCTACAAATACTGTTCAAAGGACGATTACAGCAAATGTACCATCAATTTTAAGAAAACTGTTTTAAAAATTATTATGAAGGATATAAAATTATGGCGTTACCAAAACTTGACACACCAACCTATCAACTAGAACTACCATCCAATAAACAAGTCGTTAAATACAGACCCTTTCTAGTCAAGGAACAGAAAATCTTGATGATGGCACAAGATGCTGACGATAAAGAAGATACCTATGACATGCTGTCAAATGTTGTTAGTGGATGCACTTTCAATAGTGTTGATATAAAAACTATGCCGATATTTGATTTTGAATATTTGTTTTTAAAAATTCGTTGCAAATCTGTTGGTGAGACTGCTGAACTTAGTGTTCTGTGTCCTGATGATAATGTAACCAGAGTCCCTGTTACAGTAGACTTAGATGAAATTGATGTTCAAGTTGAAGATGGTCACAATAATGTGATAGGGGTGAATGACAACATTAAAATAATTATGCGATACCCAACAGTTAATGATATCAAAAGTGTGGATGAAGCTGAAACACTGAATAATATAATGAAATTATTGAAGGTCTGTATCCATGAGATTCATGATGGCGACACTATTCACAGTATGGTTGATATTACAAATGCAGAGTTAGATGATTTTATTGACAGTTTACCCACAGATGTTTTTGAGAAAATGGGAGTGTTCTTTAACACCATGCCCAGACTAACTCATGTGTTAGAAGTTAAGAATCCAAAAACAGAAGTGACAAGTGAAGTGGTCATACAAGGAATGGACAGTTTTTTTTCATAGCCCTTTCTCACACATCACTTAGGTCTTACTATGAACTTAATTTTGCACTGATACATCATCATAAATATAGTTTGACAGAGTTGGAAGAAATGCTACCGTGGGAGAGGGAAATATATATTGGATTGTTAATGAATCATTTGAAGGAGGAAGAAGAAAAGAATAGGCAGCAAGCCGCTAGGAGATAAAGATGTCACAAAAAACCCTTGAGCCTAACAGTAAATTTTCAAAATATGATTTAGATGGTGATGGTATTGTGACTGATGAAGAACTTAATATGGATGCGAGAATGATGCGGTTAGATAATGAAGACAAGAAAGAGGATGCACAGAGAAGAATGGCTTGGTTTGCTCTTTTCGGTATGTTACTATACCCATTTGCAGTGGTAATATCTATGTGGATTGGCCTAGCAGAAGCAGGAAAAACATTAGGTTCGATGGCACCAACATACTTTGTATCAGTTGCTGCTATTGTTGCAGCATTCTATGCTAAGAATGCTTACCAAAAAATCACAGAAGGTAAGGAAAAATAATCATGTCTGAGATGCAAGGAATTGAACAAAAGCAAGCTGAGACAACCAAGGGAATAGCAGAAACCACAGCAGCGATTAAAGATATGTCGAGCAAAAACGAAGAAAGCAATACAGGCATAAAAGCAGGATTGAATGCGATTGTCAAAGCCGGATTGGTTGCGTCAAAAGCAGATAGAATAGCGAGAAAAGCTACTCAAAGAGCCGCTATTGATGCGGCGGCTCATTATGCTGAAATGCAAAAATTAGCTGCTGAAGGAAATGCATCTGCCGAAGACCTAGCAGCTGCACAAGAAGTAGCGGCAAAAACTGCTGCTGAAGCTGCCGAAGCCGCAGAAAAACAAAGTATGTTGGACCGCTTTGATGATGATGAAGCACCTGATGTTGGTCCTGCCGCCGACCCTAAAAAAACTGGTGGGACTATCAAAAAACTAGGAAAAAAGCTTGGGGGATTGGCATTGCTTCTACTGGGACTTTTAGGGCTTTTGTTGAACACCCCAGCTTTTAAAGTAATAAGCAAAGCACTTGATGATTTAATAGATTGGTTTGCTAGTCCTGATAATCCATTGACAAAGTTTTTTAAAAGTATTATAGATGGTTTTGGTGACCTTTTCAAAGGAAACTTTAAGGAAGGATTTGTAAAAATAGGTAAAGCACTTGAGGATGGTCTTACCGCCGCTATAAAGAGTATATTTGGAATAGAGTTTGAGGGTAATGTTAGTGATGTACTCAAAAAATTTGTTGGAAGTTTTATAAGAGGTATTGCTAACATTTTGCCTGATAATTTTAATTTTGGTTTAAAGAAAAAATTATTAGGTCTTGCTGATGCGCTTGATCCAGCTGAAGCAATTAGACTAAAGAAAATAGAAGCAGAAAATAAAGCAGAAAGGGATAGGCTGGATATAGACTTTGAAGGAGAAGGAGAAGATATATTAGCCAGAGAACAAGCAGAACAACTCAAAAAGCTTCCAGGCGATTTTAGAGAGATGATTCAAAATTTAAACAATATACCGAAAGCAGTATTGAAGTCTGTTCAAGAAGGAAAACTGACGATGGCGGAAGGTGCGAAGCTCTTGCGGGACAGAGGAGCGACTGATTCAACTGG